CTATCTGCAGGTGAACTTGGAGAATGTCCAGTAGAACGAGGAATCGTTGCTGTTGGTCCAGGAACTGGAGATTGCGATGCATCTGACACCGTTGAGCGTGTTTATACAGCCTACCGTGCTCTATCAATTGAGAACGTAACTGTATCCGCTAAGCGTGATGAGCCATCAATGTTTGAAGTTTCATTCCGTCTTCTTCCTGAAGATGCGTCAGGTTCTTACGGTAAGATCGTAGATCGTACTTGGGGACAATCATAATCTAAATTTAGATTAACTCAAAGCCCATCTCTAACGAGGTGGGTTTTTTGTTTTGTCTATGATAGAATAGATAAATCATGGCAACAACTATATATAAAACCAAAAATATTAATTTAATTGATGGAACTGAATTAGAAATTATTCCATTAAAAATAAAATATTTACGTGAATTTATGGATGCATTTGAAAATGTTAAAAATGCAAATAATGACGATGAAGCAATAGATGCTCTTGTTGAGTGCGTAAGAGTTGCAATGAAACAATATTATCCAAAAATATCAAAGAAAAAATCTGATGTAGAAAATAATTTAGATATGCCAACCATATACACAATATTAGATATTTCTGCTGGTATAAAAATAAATAAACAATTAGAAGAAACTGTAAAGAATCAAGCAACAGATAGCGGATCAACCTGGTTTGAATTAGATTTAGCAAAGATTGAGTCCGAAGCATTTTTGCTGGGGATTTGGAAAGACTACAAAGAACTAGAAGAGTCAATGTCTATGCCAGAATTAATGGCTACTTTATCAAGCCGTAGAGAACTTGACTATGAAGAAAAAAAGTTTCTTGCTGCAATTCAAGGAGTAGATTTAGATAAAGAGTCTGGATCTAGCAGAGGGCAGAAAGAATGGGAAGATATGAAAGCAAGAGTATTTAGTAAGGGTGCAACTGGTGATAGTAAAGATATCTTAGCACTACAGGGACAAAATGCTAGACAAGCAGGGTTTGGTATTGGCATGGGTCTTGAGTATGAAGATCTAACAAAATAACCGTTTTATGCTATAATTGACATAGCCTATAGGAGGAAATAATGGCAACAAGCACGTATGAAGAGGTAGAACTAGTTCTTTTGGATGGCACAAAGATTAAAGCAAGACCGCTTAAAATCTCATTGCTACGTCCATTTATGAAGAAGTTTGAAGAACTAGCAGAGGTGGCAGAAAATAATGACAAGTCAACAACGGTCCTTATTGAATGTGTTCAAATTGCTATGAAGCAGTATAGTCCAGAACTTGCAGACGATATCAAAAAGTTAGAAGACAATATTGATCTTCCAACAGTTTATAGAATTATTGAGTCTGCTTCAGGGGTAAAATTAAATGATGCAAATGCATTGCTAAACACTGTTCTTGCAAACAACTAAATAAACAATGAGGTGACAAATGAGTGATGTTAATGCCAATATTGGCGTACATATTGATACGTCGCAGGCGTTAGCAGAACTCAAGAGTCTACAGCGACAGTTAGCACTATTCCATACTTCGGTATCAAAGGGTAGTGCTTCTGCTGCTGCTCAACAAAGGAACATGCAGCAGAATCTGCTGAACACAATAAATGCTACTGGTAAGTTTTCAGCACAAATGGGTGTTGTCAGAACATCTACAGAATCTTTTACAAACTCTCTTGAAAAGAACAAATTCTCAATGCGAGAATACTTCCGCTATGCTGGAGGTGCTACTAAAACTTTTGGTAGATTGTTTAAAGCAGAGTTTGACACAATTGGCAAGGTAGCAGAAGATCGTGTAAAAAAACTTCAAACACAGTACATTAAGTTAGGCCGTGATACTAGCGGTGCAATGCAAGCAATTTCCGTAACTCCAACTTCATTAAATATGAAGGACTATGGAACTCAGGTTGCATTGGCAGCACAAAAGCAGGCATTATTTAATCAATTAATGAAGCAAGGTTCTACTAACCTTTTAAACTTTGGTAAAAATACACAATGGGCTGGCCGTCAGTTGATGGTTGGATTTAGCATACCTCTTGCATACCTTGGAACTCTTGCTGGTAAAACATTTATGGATCTTGAAGCACAGGCTATTAGGTTCAAGCGTGTATACGGAGACATGTTTACAACAACAGAGCAAACAAACAAGGCTCTTGATGATGTAAGAAATCTTGCAGAAGAATTTACTAAGTATGGTGTAGCAGTTGTAGACACAATGAAAATGGCAGCAGATGCTGCAGCAATGGGTAAGACTGGAGCAGATCTCACAGCACAGGTTGCACAGGCCACAAGACTTGCTGTTCTTGGCGGGGTAGAACAAGGACAAGCCTTAGAAACAACCATATCTATTACAAACGCATTTGGTACAGCAGCAGAAGATTTAGCAAAAAAGATTAACTTCCTTAACGCAGTTGAAAACCAGACCGTAGTATCTATTGAAGATTTAACCATTGCAATTCCTAAAGCAGGTCCAGTTGTAAAACAACTTGGTGGAGATGTAGAAGATTTAGCATTTTTCCTAACTGCAATGAAGGAGGGTGGCATTAATGCATCAGAAGGCGCTAACGCACTAAAGTCTGGTCTTGCAGCATTAATTAATCCAAGCAAGAAAGCATCAGCAATGCTTGCTGGGCTTGGTGTTAACATTAATGCAATTGTTGAAGGCAATCAGGGAAATGTTAGACAAACAGTTATTGACTTTTCAAAAGCATTAGATACACTAGATCCACTTAATCGTGCTCGTGCTATTGAACAACTATTTGGTAAATTCCAATTTTCACGTCTTTCTACTTTATTTCAAAACGTAACAAAGGACGGAACGCAGGCATCTAAAGTTCTTGGTTTGACAACAAACTCAGTTGAGCAACTTGCTATTATGTCTGAGCGAGAACTTGGTGTTTTAGAAAATTCCGTTGGTACAAAATTTAAAGCAGCAATCCAAGATTTAAAATTAACTCTTGAGCCTATTGGAAAAACATTTTTAGAAGCAGTTACTCCAATAGCCCAAACCGTTGCAGATTTATTAGATAAGTTTAATAATCTAGGCGCAGGAACAAAAAAGTTTATTGTAGTTGCAACAACCCTTGTTGGCATTATTGGACCAACATTATTGATGACATTTGGTTTGCTTGCTAACGGTGCAGCAAATATTATAAAACTATTTCTTGCAATGCGTGGAGGATTCTTAAGACTTGGTGGAAACACTAAGATTCTTTCTGAACAAACTAATTATTTAAATAGCGAACAATTAGAAGCCGCAACAGTTGCAGCATCACTTAATCAAGCACACTCAAGACTCACACAACAGTTTACTATGGAGACGGCAGCAGTAAAACTACTTCGTCAAGCATATATTGATGCTACAGTAGCAGCAGCAAACTTTGCTAGAACAAACCCAGGAATGATGATGCCTGGAGGTAAGGGTGGTAAAGCACCAAAGAAGTTTGCAAAGGGAACTCCTTACGTTCCAGGAACTGGAAATAAAGATACTGTTGCATCATTACTAACTCCTGGAGAAGCAGTTATTCCAAGGGACATTGCTCAGAATCCTCAATTCCAACCACTTATTGATGCACTTGTATCTGGAGATATTAAAAAATACGAAACTGGAACGGTTAATGTTGGTGGCAAATCTTTTACAACAAGAAGCCAGTCTGCAGGAGATAATCTTCAAAGAAAAATTGCAGAGTTAATATCTAAAGGATATTCAGAAGAAAAAATTGTTAGTGCTTTAGAGAAAAATGTTGAGCGTGGTCGTCCAATGACTGCCTCACAACTTGAAAGAAGACTGTCTATTGGTAGAGGTGCTGCAGCAGGAACATCAGCCCCTTCTGGAATAAAGAAACTTGCAAAGCAGTCACAGTCTGGATTTATGGGCGAGACTCGTGCAATAAAAGAAGTTTTAAAACGTCAAGGAATTGTTTTATCTCCAGCACAAGAAAAGAATCTATTTAATGTTCAGGCTTCACATATTGAAGAAGTAAGAAATGCAGGAGTAAAACAATGGAGTGCTAACAATCTTGTTGCAGATCTTGGATACGTAAATAATTATTTAAATACCGTAAAGGGCAAACTTGGTCAGCAACTACTTGGAATGTCTGATGAACAACTTAAGTCAATGGGAATAGACAGAAATGAACTTAAAAAGTTACAGTCTGGAACACATCCAACAAATGCTAGAGCAGCAGAAACATTACGTGCTGTTGCTAGATATGATGCATCAATTAATCCAAATTCTTATCAAGCAAAGGCTGTTCTTGCTGGTTTAGAATATAGATCAAAAACTAATTTTTATTCACAACCAATGAAAACATTAGCAGACATAGCAACTGCAAAAATTAAAAAAACTAAAAGTCGTGTTGTTGATGGTCAAACTGGAAGAGCAAAGCCTGGAAGAGTTTTAGCATCAACAGGAGCACCAAGTGAAAAAAGACAAGTTGCTGTTGGCAAGGGCGAAACAATTCTTAATAAAAAAACAACAACAGCATTAAAGAATGGTAAACCAGCATTTGTTCCTGGACTTGGAAGATTTAGAATGATTAATAGTCTTGTTGCTGGAGCAGAAGACGGTATTCCTACAGGTCAAAAAACTGGAAGTACCACAATGGGAACTGCAACACAATCTGCAAGATTGTCCAGAGCACAACTATTAGCAGCAACAGAAAAGGTAAGTTTAAAAGAAGCAAAGCGTAGAATTGCTGCAGAAACAAAACTTACAAACTCTATGCAAGAGTCCACAAAGGCTCATATAACAACAAAAGAAAAACTTTCTGCATTTAGTGGAAAAGCAAGTGTTGGTATTGGTGCAGTATCTGGTTTAACAATTGCAGCATCTTTTGCTGGTGGTAAATTAGGTGAAATGGCGCAAAAGATTATGCCATTTGTATTTGGTATACAAGGTATAGTTGCATTACTTCCATTACTTGCAAATCCTTTTGTAGCAGCCATTGCAGGGTTTGCGCTTCTAGGTGGACTCATAATAAAAATGGGTAAGGATATTGAAAAAGCAAGAGAAGAAGGTGTTAATCTTGCTAATGCTATGTCTATGACATCTAAAAAATTAGTAGATTTATCTGTTATTTCTGGAACCGTTAGTGCAACTGAAGCAGCAAATAGAAGAAGGCAGAACCTTGTATCTGGAACAGTTGAAGGACAAAGACAGTTTGGACAAAATGTTTTAGAAAGTGAATTTGGAAAAGGCTTGCTTGCAGACATTGCAATTCAAGGAAAAGCAGGGGGAACAAATAAAGAAATTGCACAAAACATGGCAAATCAATTATCAACTGCCGTGCTTCAAGGAGCAGTTACAACAGAACAAGCAAAAAGTATTGCTTCGGCCCTTGGAGAAAAATTAGGCAGTTATGAAATACCATTATTGATAAGTGGAAAACTTACAAGTTTACTTGGTCCAAATGGAGAAAACTTACAAAAAGATCCATTAGAAATTGCATTAACAATTAAAAAAGAGTCTGCTAAAAACTTACAAACAGCATTTGATCAAGCACAAAACAACAGAAAACAAGAGGTAACTGCTGGCGGAGCAGGATTGTTGGCTGCTGGAGGTCTTGTAGGTGCTGGTGCCCTTGCAGCAACAGGTGTTGGTGTCCCAATCGCTGCAGCATTATCTCTTGGTCTTATTGGTACAGCACTATGGAATCAAAATAAAGCAAAGGCAGCAAATGCAAAACTTGATTCTGCTTCTATTCAATTAGGTCTTGAAGCAATTGTTCAAAATCAACAACTTGTAGATGGACTCAACAGAGAGTATGATCTAAAAATTCAAACCGCAAAAACTGAAAAAGAAATTTTAGATCTTCAAGCACAAAGAAAAATTGATTTAGATAAACTAAATGCTGCAAACAAACAAACAGTAAATGACGTTGTTGGATTATCAAATCAAATATCTGCTGAAAACTTTAATAAGGCCATTGGAACATCTATTGATAACCTATATAAAGATGCTTCAGATGCTGTTAAAGTATTTAAAGATATTGCTAAAGATGAATTAGACGATCTTGCAAATACTGATTTTAAAAAGACAATACAGATTGGTTTTGCTTCTGGTCAATTAACTCCTAATGCAGTAATTAATCTTTTAGATGCATCTAAAAAAGTACCAGCAATTGAAACAAAAATAAAAACCGTTGTAGACAAACAAGGATTTGCAGAAGCAAGCACACTTCTTGAACTAATGGGACAGACTGGCGCAAATGCAAAAACTATTGACTTTATGCTTAATTATATAAATACTAATAAAGTTGATTTTGATAAAGATATGACTGCTTTAGATATTCTTGCAAAATTTCAACAAAAGTATGGAGTTCAATTAGACCTTAGCGTTAATGGAGTAAGTCAATTAGTAGTAGCAAATTCTGCATTATCAAAAATTGAAACATTGCCAAATCAAATAGATAAAACAGTTGTACAAAACCTTGCTGGCGTAGATCCAGGATTATTCCAAGATGCTGTAAACAATTTTGAAAAACTGTCAGAAGGAAAACCATTAATAGATAAAACACTACTTGTTAATTATTTAGTTGGAAAAGCAGACCCATCAATAATAGCAGCAGCAAAAGCAGCAGGACTTTCTGTTCCAGAATATATAGCAAGAGGATTTAATGCAGCAACACCTCCTCCGCTAGGTGGTGGAACCCCGCCAGAAGGATCTGGCAAACGAGATACAGTCCTTGACGATCTATTGTTAAAGTTAAAACTATTTAGAAAAGAATCTGTTAATGCTCTTGGTGGATGGAAAGAACTTGTAAAACAATTAGGCAGTGGAAAATCTATTAATGCATTTAAAGGAACAGCAAACCAACTTCAAGGCATAGGCGGTAATGAAAGCCTAGTGCAGTTTGCTGAAGGACTTGGTGCAGAAGAAGCAGGTAAATTCTTTGATAAGATTACAACTAAGGCAAAGAGTGGCAAGTTAGTATTAAATGATTATGGTAAATCATTAAATAGATTATTTCCAACAGTTCAAGCGGGTATATACTTAAGACAACAAGATCAAATTACAAGAGAACAAACAACTCAAAATAAAGCACTTGCAATGCTAAGGGCAAGAGGCGTTGATGCTGCTACCGCACTAGAATTAACTGCTGATGCAGCAAATTCAGCAGCCATAATAAGCAAAGATTTAGATGGTAAAGATTTAGAAAAAATGATTGCTAATACAAAGAAAGCAACTGCTGCAACAAGAGAATTTGAAAAGGCATTAAGGGCTGCTCAATTTCAAGCAGACGAAATGGCAGAGGGTGCAGCAGAAAAACTAAGTGAAAACTTTGACTATGCATATTTTGAAATTGAAAGAAAAGCAAGGGATACATTTAAGTCTGTAAATAAAATGTCACCAGAAGCAGTAGAGTTAAGTATTGCAGTTGATGAAAATGCTATTTCAAAAATACAAAGTGAGATATCTGGAATTAATTCAAGCATTAAATCATATAGTCGTACATTAGATTTGATTGGAAGACAAGAAACAGTAATTACAGAAACATACGACAAAAAAATTGAGTCAGTAAATAAACAAAAAGATGCACTTGAATCAATTAAGACAGTTAACTCTTTCTTAATATCTCAACAACAAAAACAGTTAGGTCTTGCCAATGCACTAACACAAGGTGATATTTCTGCAGCAGCAGAGGCAGCACAAGCAATGAGAGCAGAAGCAGCAACAGCAGCACTAGATAGAATGACTGGTGGTTTAGATACTGCAGCAACAAACCTAGAAGCACAAAAGCAAAGAGAAATATCTTCTATAACTGCAGTTGTTAATGGTCAAAAAATGACTAGAAAACAAATTGATGAACAAATACTTTTGCTTAATGACAAAATCTATACTATTGAAGTAACACAACTTGAACCACTACAAGCACAGGCTGATAAGAAGAGACAACTACTTTCTGATCTTGACTTCCAAATTCAAAAAGAACAACAGTCATTGCAAATTAATGGAATGACAAAGACAGAATGGGACTTTATACAAAGATATGCAGATGCTACAAACAAACACTTAGATGGCATTATAGTTGATATAGATAAGGTTGCATCGTCTTCAGCATCTGCTGCAGCATCATGGGCATCAATAGTTGCTTCAATGAAACTAGCGCAATCACTTGGAACAAACTCTGGTTCTACAAACCCTGCAGATATTGCTGCTGGAATAAAAGATGGATCAATAACAAAACAAAACTTAACACCTGCACAAGCAGCACAGGCTTCTGCGGTAGTTAAATTAACAATCAGCAAAGTAAACACTCAAATTCAACAACTTAAAAAAATAACACAACGTAAAATGTATGGTGGAAAAGTTAAATACATGGCTACTGGTGGAATGGCGATTGGCTCAGATACTGTTCCAGCAATGCTCACCCCTGGAGAATTTGTTGTAAATAAAGCAGCAGCACAACAATTTGGTCCAATGCTTCAGTCTATGAATGAGTCTAAGTATCCGTCAATGCTTGGCGGTATAGGAGGATCCACAATAGTTCCAATTAATAATGTTTCTACATCTATGAGTGACAACTCAACGGCAGTGTATAATTATAATCTAGGCTTTAGTATTAATGGAAGTAACTCAAATGCTAATGATATTGCTAGAGCGGTTATGACAGAAATTAAAAATGTTGATGCACAAAGAATTAGGGGGCAGCGTAGATAATGGCTACAAGCGCATATTTAACGGGTAGACGAAGATACTCTAGACCCCAGAGCATTCTATGGGCAAACAACGCTGGAACGCTCTCCAATGGCTTATACGTGCCTAATGGTATAGAGGTTGGAGCAACGACTGAAGAAACAGACCCAGACCTACTAGATCAGTTTATTATATTATCTGATCACAATAGAGGAGAGATGCAGTTTAATAATCAAAGAATTGAACAGCGTCAAAGAACTATTAATGGACGCATGCGCTCTTATCATATTGCAGATAAACTTAGCATGTCTGTTTCTTGGAACATGCTCCCTTCAAGAGGATATGCTGGTTTGCCAGGGTATAGCGAAACAACAGGATTATCACCAGATATAAGAACAACAGATGAATATACAGCAGATGGTGGTGCAGGTGGTGGAGAACTACTTGATTGGTATGAGAATCATCAAGGACCATTTTGGATGTATCTAGCATATGACAAATACAAAAACCTTGAAGGACAGAATTATCAACATAATGCTTTAAATAGATATAATCAAATTATTCAGGTTTATTTTGCAGATTTTAGTTATTCTGTCGTAAAACGTGGAGCAACTAATCACGATCTTTGGAACATATCGGTAACTCTGGAAGAAGTATAAATGTTTGAAAGCACAGAGTTAAAAAATTACTTTGAAACATCTGAAACAATACAAACTCAGTCATTAGTTCTTGCTGAGTGGAATATGAATATGCCAGATAATATTTATAAACTTGGAAACTATAGATATAGATCTCAAGAACAAAACTCTCAGTTTTTAACACTTTTTAATACATTTGATAATGCAGATGCTGGAAATTTTTATACAGGAGCAACAGATGCAGATGTTATTGTTGATGGTGGTTTTGAAAATAATGGAACTCCTAAAGCCTTTACATCAAAAAAAGAAAAACTTAAACTTTTATACTCACTAGAAGACTGCGTTAAACCATTCAGGCCAAGATCTGGTATTAATAAAGCAACATTTTTTAATGGAAAATATTTATCAAACTCTGGTAGCAATCTTGCAAGACGACCAAGATATTACATGCCATCCAGAGATGATCAATTTAAATACTGGACATCTTTTAGAACGGAATCTGGCATAGAGCGTGGGATTGCAAACATAACAGTAAACGGTAACTACTACATAGATGATGCAGTTCCATTTGTAGTTTATAAAGAAAATGTTCCAGCAAATAGAATTATTGTTAAAATGCAAACTAATGTTGGGGATATTGATCTTGGTACTTTTACAGATATTTCAAAAACATTTGCAGATCCATTTTATGGAGACAGCAACAGAACAACTCCAACAAGATGGAGAATTCAATATTTAAATGGAGATAACTGGACAGATGCATATGTATTTAATGAAAATGATTTGCGTGAAGACGGAAGTCAAATAGTTAAAAATGATGGATATGTTGAATTGCAATATGGATTAACAAACATCCCAGATAACTTTAAGGATTCATTTGTTTTTGCAGAAACGCTGTCTTCTAGTACTTTACTTCCAACAGTTTCAATAACTGGATATTCTTATTTAGTAATTGAAAATAATGAAGATGTTGGAACTTTTTATATTTGGAACGGAACAACTAATGAGTATGAAAACTTTGTCCCTGTCTATGGCTGGATACTTGGAAATGAAGAAATAGATAATAAAACAACCTTTGTAAAAGAACTTACAAATCCTGCATATTTTAAAGAAGGTATAAATGGAAATGTAGTGTATAGAGAGTTTCAAAATATTCGTGGAATAAGAGTAGCAGTAGAAAGAATGAATAAGTTTGAGTCTACGTTTGATTTAATTGAAATATCTCCAAGGCTAGTAGTAGATATATCAGATAAAGTTATTGAATATAATGTTAAAAAAATTCTTTCAGATCTTGGAAATTCTGCATTGCCAGTAGGACAACTACTTGCTTCAACTGGCTCACTATCCTTATTTGATGATGATCAAGCATTTAATGATAATAATTCTACAAGCATTGTAAAAGATTATATTCGTAAAAACATTAAATTTAATTTTTATGAAAAGATATTAAACGTAGAAGGGTTTGATTATTGGGTTCCTATTAAAACTTTATACTCAGATGGTTTTCCACAAGCAGATGTAACTGCTGGAACGCTACAACTACAACTAAGAGATTTTTATTTTTTCTTAGAGTCAATGCCTGCACCAAGAATGCTTACAACAGAAACATCTCTTAGTTATGCAATTAGTTTATTGCTTGATTATATTGGTTTTAGTAATTATGTTTTTTATAGAGAAGAAAATGAACCAGAACCAATTATTCCATTTTTCTTTATTGCTCCAGATCAAACTGTTGCCGAAGTTTTAAATCAATTGGCAGTATCAACACAAAGTGCAATGTTTTTTGATGAATATAATAATTTTGTTATGATGAGTAAAAACTACATGTTGCCATTATCAAGAGAAATAAACATGACTTTATCTGGATCTAATAACCAATCACAAAGCGGAATAATTGAAAATCAAACATCTGGTACATTACCTAATATTATTTCTATTGCTTCAGAAGATAAAAAGGTTTATAATAATGGAAAAATAAACTATACATCTAGATACATACAAAGATCCTATGGATCTATACGTCAAGCAAGTATGATAGATAAAGAAAAAACTTGGATATATAAACCAGCATTGCTATGGGAAGTTTCTGGAACTGATTCAACAAAAACAATAAATGAAGTTGCATCAAAACAAGGAAAGTATGTTTTAGGTGCAATGCCACTTAACTCAGATCTGCCAGCAATTGCTCCAACAGTTGTAAATCACTTAGTTATAAATAATATTATGGATTTAGGTGAAAACGTTTATTGGCTTACACGATACCAAGGATATTTTTATTCTAATGGTGAAATAATTAAATATGATGCAGCAGAATTTAATGTTACTGGCATTGGAAATGTTTGGATTACAAGCAATCAAGATTATCAAAATTATTTTAAATCTATTCCATTTAATGGAAAAATATATCCAACAGGATTAATTAGGATATATACAGTTCCTTATTATGAAACGATTGATGGAATAACTCGTCTGCAAAATGGAGCGGTATCAGAACATGGTCGTGCACAATTTGGAACAGAAATTGCAGAGCATACTGCTGGCATTAATTCTTATTGGTCAAATAACGACTATGTAAGAGGTTGTGAAATGCAATCTCAATATTTATTTACAACAACATTGCTAGAAAATCTTTCCTTGCCAGCAACAAGTATAGGCGCTGCTGGAATAAATAATACAAAGGCTAGACAAGCATCACGAGGCGGAACAATAAAAAACTTTATGTCGTCAAGTCACATAACAGAAACTGAAGTAAACAGCAATTTATCAACACAATCTGGAACAATTCAATCTTCTGCTTTGGTTATAAACGGTCCATCTTTTACAACAACAGAAACACCAATAAATCTTGTTTCTTATGTTTATAAAGAACTTGATAATGCGTATAAACATTTTGGAACAAGAGTAAGAATTGTTGGAAAAATAGAAAACAATGAAAATCGTAGCCAGACGCCAACTGGAAGCGTAACTTATTATCAGGTTCCTGGAGTTCAGCCAGATCAAAATGTAAGCATTGGTGGGGGATCTGGAGGAATGGCGGTTCTTCTTAATCCACAAACAAATAATGGATATTATTTTGAAATTGTTGCACTAACAGAAGAAAATATAAACTCTTATTTAAAATTAGATAATCAAGGTCAATCTGATATATCTATTAACAATGTTGTATTTTATAAAATTAAAAAAGATTCATCTAATAATAATGCAATTCCAGTAAAACTTTGGGGAGGTCTGTCAAAGATTATTGTTGATGACGGAAGATTTACTGGTCAATACAGAACAACTGGAGAAGAAAATCCAACCGTATATGATTTAGCAGTAGAGTATGAAGATATTGGAAAAATAAGAAGGTTTTATTTATACATTAATAATAAATTAATAAAGGTTATTGATGATCCAGATCCACTTCCAACATATAATAATATGGCTACTTTTGTTCGTGGATCATCTAGATGCATGTTTGAAAACGTATACGCTCTTTCAGAAAACTATTCTCAAAATACAGTATTTACAGTAGGTGAAACAATTTCTTCTGCATTTGGAGACAAGGTAATAGATGCAGATGAATCATTTAGAAAATATGGAATGAGTGGAATAATTAAATCAACATATTTATCTGGAATTAGTTCTCAACAACCACCTAAATATAATATGTATTTTGAAGAATTTGGATCAATTATGAGAGAGTGTGCATATTTTGATATAAGATATGACCGTGCATACCCTGCTCTTTATGCTCAACTATCACCAACATTTAATAGAATAAAGGGATATACAACATCTGGCTTTTATGCAGACTCTTATGGTGCAGAATTTTTAATATTTAATTCTACAGATACAGCACTAAACCTTGATGAAACTACGGGAAACTATTTAAGAATTCAGGGAATAACATTTACGCAAGATACAACACATGAATTAACAGTTGATAATTATTTTAAGAAAAGAGGAAATCTTTCTAGCCCAGAACTCACTGGATCTTCATTAGTTACATCTAGTTTAGTATTAAAAGAAAAATTTGATAAGATTAAATTAAGTAGAATGATATATGGAAATAATGAGTTTACACTAGAAACCCCATATATACAAACACAAGATGATGCAGAAAGTTTAATGGGTTGGTTAACAGATAAATTAATGGAACCTAAAAAATCTATTGGAATAAAAATATTTGCAAATCCAATAATTCAATTAGGAGATATTGTAAATATTGATTATAAAAATTCTGATGGAGTAGATTTAGTAACTTCGGATACTTCTAAGTTTGTAGTATATAATATTGACTATACAAGGAAAATAAATGGTCCAGACATGACACTTTATTTAGCGGAGGTGTAGTATGGCTGGTGCGTACGATAAAGATAATTCATATAACCCACTAGCATCAATGAAGTCTTCATCACGAGATGTTATTAGCACTGCAATAGATGCTGCAAAAACAGCAGAGGCCGTAAACTTTAGTTCATCATTAATGGGTGGAGTTAGTAATGCCGACTATGTAGCAAGTAGAGGTGGCATAAATAATCAAGGATACTATAATGATGTTCCAGCATATCAACAATTAACGGCAAATGAAAGAGCATCTGTAACACTTGACAATGGTCACATAAATACAATGAAAATGCTTGCAATGTTAGAAGAAAAAGAAAGACAACATTTTGGAAGAAGAGTTTCAATAGTTAATGAAATATCAGAATCTGAGGTTGGATCCTCTAGCCTTAGAGCAATTCCACCAACACCAACAATAATGTCAACAATTGTTTCAGAGCCTACACCACCAGTTAAAACAGCACCAATAGATACTATTTTGTTTGATGATGCAGCAGTTCCAATAGAGATAATGTCAGACCTTATTTTTGAAAATATTGGTGGGCAAGAATTAATTAGTATTGTCAGATCCGACATTGTTAACGGACAAAAAGTATCATATCAACCAATTAAAAATCTATCATCAATACAACAACAGTATAATCCAAATAATATACTTGGGCTTCAACAAACAGCAAATAGATTTTTTGCTGGATTTTCAATTAAACTAGAAGATAAAATACCTGAAGTTGGAAATGGTCTTAATGGTGAAAACGTCTATTTTGACGAATCTACTGGAGATCTTATTATTGAGTTTGTTAATTTAAGCAATGATGAGCAAATAGAGACTCAAATAACAGTAAATGGTACAATATATGAAGCGAATCTTGGAGACTATACGTCATGATAACTAATACTGGTAAGACAATTATTGCTAAATACCTGCTTGGCCAGGCACCAGCATATGCATCTTACATTGCAATAGGTTGTGGGGCAACACCACTCACAACTGGAAATGATATTGGAGATTATTCAACAAAGACAAATTTAGATTTTGAAATGTTTCGTGTACCGATTTCTTCAAGGGGATTTGTAAACGAAGGGGGAATAGATAAAATTGTATTAACAGCAGAACTACCAACAGAAGAAAGATATGAAATTTCTGAAGTAGGAATATACTCTGCTGGATCAAATCCTTCTGCTGGTGCATTTGATAGCAAAACAGTATTTGCTTTTACACAAACAGAAAATTGGCAACACCATACACCCTCTGCAGCCGTTGCAATTAATACATTTTCTGCAGCACTTGATCAACCAGAATACGATAATATTATTGCTGTTACAGATTCAGTATTTCAAACAAGTTCAGACAATCCAATATTTTTTAAATCTCCAAGAATTGAAAGATATGAAAGGCCAAGATTTTTAAATAATATAATAATGATTCAGGGCGATGATGCTGATATTTCAATTAGCGAAGAAAGTGGCGCAGCCCAAGATCATTTTGTAATAGAACCAGGATCAAGCCATATCCACCTAACTGGTGCTAGTGTTGATTTTACAAGAAACTCTCCAACAGATGAACTAAGGTTAGCATTCTCTGTAGTTAATAAAGATGCAACATCTAACGATATACCAGAAAGAGTTAGAGTTCTTGTTGAGTTTGCATCAACAGAAACAGAAACTGCAGAATATGCTAGGTTTGAGGCTGAGGTTGTAAATGATAGTAGTGGTGGAGCATATGATTTTGATACAGAAAGATATTTTGTAGTAACTAAACAACTTCAAGATTTATATACATCTGCTAATTTTACGTGGAATGCCGTTACAGTTGTTAAAATTTATGCATCTGTTCTTGCAGAAGAAAGTGGACCAATAGGGATTCCGTCTCCAAATTATTATGTTGCTTTAGATGCATTAAGATTGGAAAATGTTACAACACTAAATCCACTTTATGGACTAACTGGATATTCAATTATACAAACTCAAGATGCATCAACAGTTGTTAAAAATCCAAACACTAGTAACTACATTGAATTTAGATTTTCTGTGGATGTGTCTGGCGGAGTAACATCATAATGGCTGACGCAAGCATAAAAAAAGCAATCATTAAAAAAGCATTACTTCCAGCAATTGATTCTAATAATATTGGATATGTTTTTAGATATAGAGTTGTATCAGAAGATAAAAACAGAACATCTCAGTGGTCCCCAATAAATATAGTTGAAGATGACTCAATTACTTCAGTTAATGGTGCATTGCAAATATCTCAAACAATAACAACCGCTGTATGGGATGATGAATTAAATAGACCAAAATATGATATATTTGTTGGTTTTGATAATACAACACCAATATATCACGGAACATCACCAATACATACATATTCATTTTTAAATACTGGTACTACAAATGTTCGTGTTATTATTCAGGTTGAGGGATCACAAAAAATATTAAATGAAAGTCTTGAAATATATGACTCAGGAATAGAATTATTGGTATAATGAAAATAGGAGGAAATTAATGGCTAAGGTACCACTACCAGAAAGAGGGCAACCTCTTGACGTTACATATTTATATTCGCTTGTTGAGGCTGTAAATGATTTATCTACACAGGTTTCATCAGCAACTTATAACTACACAACAGTAGATACGGTTAGTGCTGGAGCACAAAATGTTAAAACATCTGAAACTAGAATAATTGGTGGCTATGTTGAGGTTGCAAATAACTCAACCGTTTCTGCTGGAAACGAAAAAACATTCACATATGATTTTAGTGATTTTAAATACTCTCCAATAGTTTCAGCAACAGCAGTTAATATTGGACAAACACCTGCAGGACAAAATGTAAATGTTATTCTAAAAACTGTAACAACTTCAAGAATTGAAGGTGTTGTAAGGTTTGGAACTTCTGGAGATTTATCACTAGCAGTACATTTAGTTATTGTTGGAATTCCAAACTAAGGATAAAAATTAATAATGCTTAATTGCAAAAAATGCAATGGCAGACTATTTATTGATAGACAATATAGTGGTTTGCAACATATGGAAACCTATTGTATGGTCTGTGGATCAAGAACATTCTATCATCCACCGACAGAAAGCGAAGAAGGCAGATGGTTACTGGCAAAGGAATTATTCAGAGCGAAACGTACAATAACTCAACTGTAATTAAGGGTAATCAAAAAATATGGTTCCTTAATGGAGACCTTGTTAGGCTACATCACAGTTCAAGATCTACTGGTTTAGTTTCTGTTTATAATATAACTAAAGATAGACTTGAAACATGCTTACGTGTAGACTTTAGAAAAAATAGAGAACGTGCATATACTGTTGCTGAGACTGCTAAATTAATTAATCGTCACAGAAAATATATGCCAAAGTTAATTAAAACTGGAATGATTCCACCACCAGTTGGTGCCAAAATAAATGGTGAACGTGGATTTAGAATTAGATCATATTATTCAGAAAGCATGGTACGAGACATACGTGCTATACTGGCTACTATACATATAGGACAACCAAGAAAAGATGGACTTATAACAAATAATATGACTCCTACAAGCCAAGAATTGACAAGGCGTATGGGAGACGGTATACTTACATATACGAAGACAGAAGATGGACGATTTATTCCAGTGTGGAGT